AAGTCCTCAGTGAACGCCTCGACGCCCAGCGCCTCAACCTGCGCACGCAGCTGACCCTGGCCGACGGCGAGCGCCTGGACATCAACCCTGATAACAGTTGGCAGGTGATCTATGCCGTTTGAAACCCCTTCGCTGCCGGTGCTGATCAAACGCACCCAAAGCGACCTGGCCAGCGATTCGCTGCGCCAGTCCGATGCCCAGGTTCTGGCGCGTACCCTGAGTGGTGCGGCGTTCGGCCTGTACGGTTATCTCGATTGGATCGCTGAGCAGATCCTGCCGGATACCGCTGATGAATCCACCCTGGAGCGCATTGCCGCGTTGCGCTTGAACCAGGCGCGCAAGGCCGCGGTGGCGGCCACTGGCAGCGTGAGTTTTACCGCCGCGGCGGGCGCGGTGCTGGATGTGGACACGGTGCTGCAAGCCAGTGATGGGCGCAGCTTCAAAGTCACTGCTGCCGGCACGACCCACGCCGGCCTCAACACCACCACGGTGCAGGCGATTGATGCCGGCACTCTGGGCAACGCTGATGCTGGGTTGAGCCTGATCGCGGTGCAGCCGCTGCAAGGCATTGGCTCGACCTTTACCGTGCTGGCGCCGGGGCTGACCGGCGGTGTGGCGCGGGAAACCCTGGAGTCGCTGCGGGCGCGGGTGATTCGTTCCTACCGGGTTATTCCCCAGGGCGGTTCGGCGCAGGATTACGAGACATGGTCACTCGAAGTGCCCGGGATTACCCGAGCGTGGTGTCGCGGCAATTACCTCGGGCCGGGGACGGTGGGGGTGTTCGTGATGCGTGATGACGACCCGCAGCCGATCCCGAATGCAGCGCAGTTGGCGCAGGTGCAAGCCCATATCGAACCGCTGCGGCCGGTGACGGCTGATGTGTATGTGTTGGCGCCCGTGATGAAGCCGGTGGCTTATCAGTTGCGGCTGACACCCGACACCAGCGCCGTGCGTGCGGCGGTCGAGGCGCAACTGCGGGACTTGCACAACCGTGAGGCGGGGCTGGGTGAGACCTTGTTGCTGACCCATATCGCCGAAGCCATCAGCACTGCGACCGGTGAGACCGATCACACACTGACAAGTCCGCTGGCGGACGTTACGGCAGCGACGAATCAGTTGCTGGTGTTCGGAGGTATCACATGGCTGGAGTAAGGACCGCTGGCCAGTATCAAGAACAACTGATCGCCTTGTTGCCCAGCGGTCCGGCCTGGGATCTGGAAACCGTGCCGCAGTTGGAGACGGTGCTCAAAGGCATCGCCGAAGAACTCACGCGCATCGACGCCCGGGCCTGCGACCTGCAAAACGAAATGGACCCGGTGACGGTCAGCGAACTGGTGCCCGAGTGGGAAAGGGTGATGCAACTGCCCGACCCTTGCCTGGGCTTGAGTCCGCTGTACGACGACCGTCGCCTGGCAGTGCGTCGACGCCTGTTGGCGGTGGGCAGCCAGCGCGCCGCGTACTACATCGAAATTGCCCGCAGCCAGGGCTATCCGGACGCCAGTGTCACTGAACATCGCGCCCCGCGCATGGGCCGCTCGCGGTTTGGTGTCGCGCATTTCGGCACCTGGCAGGCGCACTTCATGTGGACCCTCAACACCGGCGGTCGCCAGCACCTGGGCCGACGGTTTGGGGCGAGTTATTGGGGGGAGCGGTTTGGCGTCAACCCGGGGAATGCCCTGAAGTGCCTGATTCATCGCAGCGCACCTGCTCATACGCAGGTGCACATCAATTATGACTAGAGGGTAGAAGCGTGGATTATCCAAAGAGTGTGCCCAGCGTTGGGCTGGTGAATGGCAAGTTTGTGGATGAAAACCCGGTGACGGGGACGCCGGGGAGTTTGATTCCGGCGGCGTGGGGGAATGGGGTTACGCAGGAGATTTTGAATGTGCTGGCGGCGGCGGGGATTGTGCCGGATGAGCTGAAAGCGGATCAGTTGGCAGCGGCGATTGCCAAGATAGTCGCTTCAGGCGTTACGTGGTCCCGACTCTCCAATAAACCGACAACGCTGTCGGGATATGGGATTACCGACGCGCTTGCGGTTGGGCAATCCGGTTTGGGTGTAAATAATGTAGCGCCCGGAGTTGCTATTGATACGGTGGGTTTGCCAAGTGGGTTTTATTGCTGGCTTGATGGTAATACCAGCTTTTCCAACTATGTCGGTTTGGTAAATATCCCTTATACCTCAGGTGGTTATGCCGGTCAGTTAGGGTTTCAGCAGGGAAATCCCGATGCCGTAGTCCTTGTCCGTGGCTGTGATGAAAATGGCAAATGGACGCCTACGAGGCAGTTGTGGCATGACGGAAATCTTAAACCGGGAGATATGTTTCCTGTGGGTACCACTATTCACTATGCGGGCCCTTATCTACCGGCAGGCTTCTTGAAAGAGAACGGCGCAGAAGTTTCACGGACTGTTTACGCAAAGCTGTTTGCAGCCATCGGGACGTTTTATGGCCCTGGAGACGGCACCACTACGTTCAATTTGCCCGATAGTCGCGGTGAATTTATTCGCGGGTTTGATGATGGCCGCGGGATTGACCCACAACGTGTACTGGGGTCGTTGCAATTGGATGCGATGCAGGGGCACTGGCATGGGCCACGTCCGGGTACCACGCTAAGTGGTAGTCCTGGCAACTGGAACGGAAGCAACGGTACTAATGGTGGCTACAACATTGGCAGTACTGGGGACCCTGTTACTAACGGGGTAAATGGAATTCCAAGAACCAGCAATGAGACCCGCCCCCGTAACACTTCTCGTCTTATGTGCATCAAGTACTGAGGTTATTTATGACTAATTCTGCTCCTATGCTTTATCAGGCACATCCGATGACCGGAGAGTATATAGGTCCTGTATTTGCCGATTCGGATCCGCTAATTGAAGGGGGTTGGCTCATTCCAGCCATGGCTTTTACTGAAGCTCCTCCAGCAGTAGAGCCTGGTTTTGCTGCTGTAAATGTGAAGGGCTCTGAACATGTGTGGAATTTGACCCCTGACATGCGCGGTACTGTTTATCGCATCGATAGCGGTGAGGAAACCAACTGGCAGCAGTTAGGTGAACTGCCGGCTGAATTTACGCCTCTTCAACCTCCAAGTATTAATCACACTTGGAATGGTTCCAATTGGTCGCTTGATGAACAGGCAAAAAATCGTAAAGAGTGTGAGTCTGAACGTCTCTGGCGGGATCTGGAAATTGACAACACCAAGTGGCTACGAGAGCGCCACCGCGACGAGTCGGATCTGAAGCTGGATACGACGCTGACAGACGCTCAGTTTGCGCAACTGTTGGCTTATCTCCAGTCCTTGCGTGACTGGCCGCAGCACTCAAAGTTTCCGACCTTTGAGTTTCGTCCCAAAGCACCGGATTGGATAATTGAGTTTCAGTAGGACCGGAGGGTCTGCCATGCCGCTCGTTCAAAATGATCTTGCGCGAATCATGCCCAACGCCCGCTCCCAAGCGGGCGTTTTCATATGCGCTCTCAACACTGCAATGTTCCACCATCAAATCACCACCCCCAAACGCATCGCCGCCTTCCTAGCTCAAATTGGCCACGAATCCGGCGAACTGCGTTACGTACGTGAACTGGGCAGCGATCAATACCTCAGCAAATACGACACCGGCACCCTGGCTGCCCGACTCGGCAACTCCCCCGAAGCCGATGGCGACGGCCAGAAGTACCGTGGCCGTGGCCTGATCCAGATCACCGGACGGCGCAACTACCTGGCGTGCAGCCAGGCGTTGTTCGGTGATGAGCGTCTGTTGCAGCAACCGGAGTTGCTGGAGCAGCCGCAATGGGCGTGCGAATCCGCCGCGTGGTTTTGGCAGAGCAATGGCTTGAACGAGCTGGCCGACAACGACCAGTTCACCACCATCACCCGGCGCATCAATGGCGGCCTTAATGGGCTGGATAACCGTCTGCAGTTGTGGGCGCGGGCAAAGGCGGTGCTATGGGCTTCCTGACGTCGTACCGGCTGCTTGGCTTTTTGCTGTTGTTGGCGGTTTCGGCGGCAGTTGCATGGCAGGTACAGGCTTGGCGGTACGGCACGCAACTGGAGCGACTCGAGGCTATGCACGCCGAAGCGCAAAGCCAGCAACAACAGGCCGAACAGGACAAACGGCTGGCACTGGAGCAACAACTCAGTGCCAGCGACCAACAACACGCCCGGGAGCTTTCCGATGCACAACGTGATCAGGCTCACCTGCGGGATCGCCTGGCCACTGCTGATGTGCGGTTGTCAGTCCTTCTCGACACCAGCGACCCCGCCAACGGCTGCGCAATGCCAGCCACCGCCGCCCCCGGCGGCGTGGTTCATGCAGCCCCGCGAGCCCGACTTGACCCGGCGCATGCTCAACGAATTATCGCCATCACCGACGACGGCGATAACGCACTGATCGCCTTGCGCGCCTGCCAGGCGTATGTCCGGGCTGTCGCGCGTTAGTCTCTTGTAACTTGCATGGCCCATCGGCTCCTGTAGGGTAGGCAAACGCCCGCGCACTCCAGGAGACGACCGTGAAGGAAATTACTCAACTCGCCGCTGAACTTGGCCGACGCTTGCAGGTTCTGAATGCCCACGTCACCACGGCCGAGTCCTGTACCGGCGGCGGTATCGCCGAGGCAATCACGCGGATTCCCGGGAGTTCGGCCTGGTTCGAGGCCGGGTACGTCACGTATTCCAATCGCCAGAAGACCCGGCAGTTGAATGTGCCGGAAGCCTTGTTCCCCAAAGTCGGGGCCGTCAGCCGCGAAGTGGTGGAAGCCATGGTTCGCGGCGCCCAGGAGAAAAGCCTGGCGCGTTTTGCCGTGGCGGTCAGCGGCGTGGCCGGGCCCGATGGCGGTTCGCCGGACAAGCCGGTGGGCACCGTGTGGCTGGCCTTTGGGGTTGGCGATGAGGTCAGCGCCGAGCTCGAGCACTTCCCCGGCAACCGCGATGAGGTCCGCCGACAAACGGTAAAGGCCGCGCTAGAGGGCTTGTTGCGACGAGCTGCAGCAGAAATAGAAAATC